GGTGATGAAGCACAGCTCGAAGAGGTATACAACAAGCTCTATAAGCTAAGTGAATTCACTGATGCTGAAAGCTATAAAGAATATAGTGAATTGAAAAAGAAACTATATGAAGTAATTGGTGAAGCAGATGTGGCAAACACATTTACAACTGCTCAAAACATTGAGCTTAACACCACAAAAGAACCGGTGACGTCCAATTCGGTTGAGTCTTCAATGGACGAGGTAGGCCCGACAGCCTCAAGCGGAAGTGATGCAAGTGTAACATCTGATGATTCAGAAGATACGCTAAGTTACTTTGCTAAGTTAGCGCAGTCTTAATAGTAGGGTTGAGCCAAGTCCTAACGCTTCAGAGGAGTGGTCTTTATGGCCACTCCTTTTTTAGCTAAACGCAGGTGATACTGTGCCGGCACCATCATCAGCGATGTTTGTTTCGTTTAGAGTGGTTTGATTTACATTCGTCGACGATATTGACGAATTATCATAATAGTTATTAATAATTGTAGGTGCGGCCTGTGCTGCAGCAGATTGAGCGGCTGCATTATCTATAGTTCCCATTTGAATACTTAAGCCTGTGAGTTTTTCCAGTTTAGACATGTCAAGATTATCTAATCCGTCTTCGATCTCTTCAAAATAATTCTTGGCTGCGTCTGCAGCCAATTCCAATTCATCTCTCATTGCTGATCTAGAACCGCGGAAGCCAAAGCCGAAAATGCGAGCTTGGGCAATCCTACCAAGCGCGCCGTTGATGTCATCGGCAACATCTACGAGATCATCCAGTAAGCCCTCCTTAAGAGCTTGTAATGTCGTCTCCAAAGTTTCAGGTAACTTTTCTAATGGCCTTAAGCCTCTTTCTAAATCTGGCCCAAGACCGGCAATTATTTTCAATTTATCAATTGGACTTTCAGCACCAAATAGTTTAGCAAATCCATCTCCAATTGATCCTAGTATTGAACCAACTGAACCTCCAGCACCAAATGCTGCAAGGGCACCGCCAACTGCTAAAATACCTTTTGCTGTAGCTTGTAACGCCTCACCATCTAATTTTGCGATTTCTTTTACTTCATTCGCGATAGTTTGAATAAGACCACCAATTGCTGCAGCACCTCGTTCAAAGGCAGTAGTTAATGTATCAACTGTACCTGCTATAAATCCTTCAACTATTTCAGCCATAGAACCAAAGTTCTCGACTAAACCATCAATAAAGGCGGTAACGATAGGTTGAAATTGTCTAAGTGCTGGCATTACGTGTTCGTTTATCGCAGCCGCAAACATTTCAAAAGCTTTAGCGGCGGGCAACATAGCAAGAGCCAATACCGCAATCGCGGCCGCACCAATCAATATCGCAGGAGAAGCTAAGCTTAAAGCTGCAGCTGCAATAGTTAAACCTGCCAATACTGTTAATCCTACTGCTACTGCAGACCACGTAACTTCACCAAATTCTTGAAATGCAATGGCCGCTGGAATTAAGGCTACACCTATTGCTGCGATTGCGAGCGCACCTTTTATTATTTTACCAAAGTTCTTGCCGAGGTATTTAAATCCTCCTCCTATACCTTTGAGTAGACCACCTATTCCTTCACCTAAGCCTCTACCCATTTTACCAAGCATGCCTAACTTGCCGCTCGCCTTTATATCAGGGCCTTCACCACCACCACCGCCACTCTCAAGGGCTTTAGCAATACGTACTAATAGTTTACGCGATTCTTTTTTATCTTCTTGATCAGCTAAGCTATTACCATCTTCTGTTTCAGGCAAAGATACTACCTTTACAGGCAATCCATCTTTAATTATATCAGATACATCATCACCAATAGACTCAGGAACTCCATCGACATCCAGTGTATCTATCTTTTGCGTTGATTGGGGCAAAGGCATATCAGCTATCTTATATATAGCGTCTGTAATATCTACAAGTGATTCATCAAGAGAGTTCAAATACATTTTCATTTGATTGAAATCTTCTGAGTGAGCTTCATTTGCGCCAATAAACTCTTCAATCAGTTTTTCCATTACACCTTCAAGGCCAGCTAACGTCTTTTGTTCTTTTCTATTCTTAAAGAAATTACCAATGCCACCAAAACCTTTTTTTATCGCCGCGAAGGGTTTACTGAGAGTATCCTTTAAAGAAACAAATGGTGCAGTTATAGCACCCTTTAAACCAGAAATGCCACCTGTAATACTGTCTTTTAAATTAGTAAATGGAGCTTTAATTTTATCACCAAGCGCCTTTAAGTTTAAAGCATTGCCGGCCGCAGCTAACTTGCTAGCTGACTTGCTATCACCTTTAGTTGGTACATTGTTAATTTTATTTTCAATGTCTTGTAGTTTATTAACTACATCGCTTAATGTTTTATCTGCCATTTTACTTTAATTTAGAATTTTGTTTTTGTATTCTTTCGTTCTCTTGTTGAATGTGTTCCATTAACAATGAAACGTATATTTGCCTCTCCCATGGTATCATATTGTCAAGTTCTGTTAAACTATATTTATGGTGTTGAGCCATAGAAAAGTTAGTTTGATAGTGATTAGCTAAAGAATCATGCGACAGGCCTAGGTAAAAAAACTCTGTAATCCCTCCAATACTATTGTGTTAATGTGACCACACTCTATACACTTAAACTCAATAGTATGTGAAAGCTTTGGTTGGTTAGTTAAATATTCTTGAATCATTTCAATCTGATGATGATTTAAAGACTCAATAAATTCGCGTAAATCTTTTTCAGGCGTGTCTTTTGCAGGATAAACATTATCTGCATCATAAATTGAATCAACAATTGCACAAATGTTTTTAATAATGTCTTCACTAGCATCAACCGAAGCCATAGTATCTAATGACATTGGTTTAAGCACTACACCGATATCATCTGTAAGAGCAATTCGATTGCTTACTTTCTTTTCAGGGTACACTACTTCGATATCCATTAAGTTAATTTGAACATCGTTTTCAACGCCATCCTTTTCACACTTAAACTTAAGATCAGCAGTCTCGCCTACGCTAACTGCTCGTAATCGCAAGAACAAATATTCAATATCGTAACTAGTTAATTCACTAGTGTTGATTGTGTCAAATGAACATGCAGAAATAATTTCTTGCATTGTCCTTACGATTTGTTTAGCGTTCTTTGATTCTTGCGCCAATAATAGTAGTTTTTCTTCTTTCACCAAGAAAGGTCTAATTTGAACCTCGAGGCCAGATGAAGGTACGACTACATCGTACTTTGCTGTTTCTAATTTTGGTAATATACTCATAATGTTTTAATAATTTATTCCTTTATCCTCATAATCCTATCGCGTCTTTAATACCACCGAATGTAGAGGATATACCATCCGCTGGTTCGAAATCTTCATAAGTAAAAGTAATAGCTAACTTTTGCGTTTCTGAACTTCCGTTGTCGAGTGCTACACCTCCCATTGTTATAGGGAAGGCGTTTTTAAGTTTTACGCCGTACACTGGCATGTTTTCAGCATTAAGTTGCTGAATTGTTATATCGCTGGTGTATACTTCGTCGTAATTCTTTAAAAATGTTTCTTGGTTAATAACCAAACCCATCCACTTATCAAACATCTTCCTCATATAATAATCATTAGTGAGGTGAAAAGTGAATTCAATGTCTTCGTTAAAATACTGTGTAGGATGTTTAATCCCATTGCGGAATCCTAAGTGAGGTGCATCCATCGTCTGTATTTGACGACCAGGCAAAGAGGTAGAATCACACAATAAAGCAATATCGCGAGGATCGTTGATTAAAGATGATGCTTTAAAGTTGCCAGAAAGAGCACTAATCGCAATGTTTGCTATATCAATATTAAGAATTGATTGCTCGGGCGGTCGCATGTAAATTAAAAATCTATTTCCACGAGCCAAACCTTGGTGTTTACCAATGGTAGCTTTAAAGTCATCGATTTTAGTTGGATTAACTGTTTGTCTTAATTTTTGTATAAAACTCATATCATTTTACGAGAGTCGGTCCATACAGTTCCTACACTCTTTTTCTTAAAGTTTTCAGTTGGCATAAACAAAACGGTTTCCCAATTATCAGCAGGGACCTCAATAATCTTTGATCGTACGTGATCAGTTAAATAATGTTTAAAGCAAGGCTTAAAGAACGCCAATTTAGACGCCTGTTTTAGCACTTGATAGTTTAAACGTAGACGTGTAGTGATATCATACCTTTTATTTGATGTGTATTGCATCAGTTTATCAAATAAAATAGCCCTTTGTTTTGGCGGCAGGTAGTGTAGGTTTAAACCATAAAAGCCACCATTCGCCTTTTCTACCATAAAAATAAGAGGAAACCTATCGTAATAAGGTAAGGTTTTCTTATTCTTAGGATCATAAAGGTACATAAACATCCGGCCGGGAAGTGTTTTACTTCTTTCCTTAAAGGCATCATCCTTTAAAAGGGCGCGCCTGTTAATGTTTTTCATCCCTTTGAGTTGAGTCTTAAACCACTGCAATGATTTATCGCTATTCTTTTCAACTCCTGCTCTAAAGGCCTGTGCTTCTACTCTGTCTATGTATGATATCGCCATTAGTTCTATTTATAACTATTTCAACAGCTTTATGCCTAAACCTTTTATAGTATCTTCATTCCAAATTTGAAACGTCATGCCATTTCGGTGAGCAAATTCAGTAGCAGCTTCCCACTTCGAAATGTTTTTTGCGTATGTCATGACTTCTCTTATATACTTTTGAGTCTTGCGAGAACCTTGTTTAGGTGGTACTGTTTGATTTTTAGGCTTGATCTCGATTAAGAAACACTTACCGTCTTTCATTCGAATAAATAGATCTGTAAAGTACCTATGCATTTTACCATCAGTCTTACACCTATAACGAACGACAACTTCTTCTGAATTCCATCCAATCACGTTAGGATTACTATCAAGCCAACGCATGACTTGCCTCTCCCATAGCGATCTGTATTTGATCGATGAAACATTGCCTTCGTACTTTTTTATATTCTTTGGTTTATATCGCCCTGAGTATGCCATCGTTTCCTTATAAATAACACTAAAGGTATTTATATATGATAGGACAATTCAAAAAACTTCTAGGAAATGAAATCTCTGGTGCAATTAATTCCATAACGGATCAATTTGGATCTATCACTGACAGTTTGGGCTTTGGGTTTAAAAAAGCAGGTTATGACTCGAATGCAGAAGGTCTCATGTATCCTCTTGAACTAAGAAGTCAAGAGGACCGACCTTGCATTGAATTCACAGCCTTTGACACATCATCAGGCGCTGTTGTACAAAAAACAATATGGTTTCCATGCCCAGCAGGTATTGCTATTAGTGATTCAGCGAGTTATAATACTATTCAATTAGGAGCGCTTGGAGGTGCTGCAGGTGATATAGTAAACTCTGCAAAGCAAGGTGCAGCTGGAGGAGAAGGTGTATTAGGTACAATTGCCGGTGGTGCAGGTGGAGCGAAGGATGCAGTAGTAAGACAATCGGGCGGCATTGCAGAAACTGCTAAGAATGTAGGTTCAATGGCGGCGGGTTCAGTAGGTCAGGGCGACAAATATAACTTTATACGGAAAAAGATTATGAATCCGAATACAAATACCTCATTTGATGGTAATCCTATTCGTTCATTTAGCTTTGGTTTTAAAATGATTGCACGATCTCAGCAAGAAGCAAAGGTAATGCAAAGGATATGTTCACTCTTTCAGAGGTATGTGTACGCTGATTCGAATGGCAATAAACAAAACCTTACACTACGCTATCCACCAGTGTGGCGTATACGCTTTTTAAATGGTCAAAAGAACGAAAATGAATACATTCCAAAGATCTATTCATGCTATTTGACCGGTGTGAATGCTACTTATAACTCAACATCAGCAACATTCCACGCCGATGGATCGCCTCTTGAGGTCGATGTGGCAATTACTTATCAAGAAACTCGTGCACTGACACGTCACGATATCGAAACACTTGGTGATGATGAAAACCGTGGCATTAGTGATGAAGGTTATGCTACACAACAACTTTCATCCACTACAGGAGCAAGTCAAGAAGCAGTAGATGATTCAACTAATCAGGTAACACAATAATATGTCATTCTTTAAACAATTTCCAAAAATAGACTACGATTTATATGATCAAACCGATTTAAGGTCAATCGTTGACTTATATCGGCATGTTGATGTAAACGATATTGGCATTGATCCATTCGTTTCTTATACATATTATGAAATTAATGAAGGCGATCGACCTGATAATGTATCGCAAAAGCTTTATGGCAGTACAGATTACTATTGGACATTCTTTATAATCAACGATGTGCTTAAGAGTGGTCTGAGTGCATGGCCAAAAAGCGCTCAAGAGACTGAAAAATACCTTACACAGGAGTATGATAAGTATAGCGTACTTACATTCTCGCCTTACACGCAACTATTTTTTAATAACTTTTTCGATAGTCTCGCGAGCAATCCTTTTTCTTACATTTTTTCAAATACCTTAAATGGTATTGATATGACACATCCGTATTTACGCATTCGTAGAAAGAATACAAACGCTTACGCAAGAGTGTCGCACTATGATTCATCGATGTATCAATTATACGTTTATGGAGTCAACGATCCTGGTAAATTCTTTGCTGACGATGGACTATTCTATATTGAAACATTTAATCCTTATCAAAACGGGTCGAGTGATTATACAAGTACCGAAGAACTGAACACGGAATGGCGCGAGAAGCTTTTTAGTCACTTTGAAAAAGAAAATCCAGCAGTGCACACAATAGCGAACTGGACCGCGACCGAGTCTTTTAATAACGTGACAGAAAGAGTTGATTACCTTAAAGCATACGAGACTCAAATCCAAGGCTGGGGTTTGTTACTTAGCCCTGAACGTATGAATCGCCTCGGTCGCAACGCACCAAAAGAATATTTATCGGCAGACGGAAGCGAAATTCTGACTGCTTATGATGCACTTGTTGCGAGTGAGCCTATTCTTGATGATAATGGTGACGAAATACCTTATCCTTATTTGAATACATATGCCGAATATGAGCAGGAAAAGAACCTTGAAAAGCGAAAGATTCGAGTCGTAAAGCGAAACGTAGTCACACAATTTGTTGATGCATATAAGGATCTTATCCAGTCATGAGTAGCGGAGCGCATAATAAGTATACAGACGCCGCAGGAAAACGATTTAATCCATCGGCATATAGACTCGAATCGATTACACTTGCTAACCATAAAGGCATGAGTAAGGAGATCGAAAACATCGTGCCTTCGTTTAAGTTCACGGAGAGTCTGTATAGTCCATCTCTGATAGCAGAATTCGATATAGGTGATAGTGTAAATCTCTTTGAAGAGTTCCAGTTATGTGGTCAAGAGACTATTACAGTAAAACTCGGCTATCTCGAACACGAAACAGGCATCGAAAAGAACATAAATCTTAAGTTCTACGTCATCGACTATCCAACTTACGGCAGACCGGACTCGAAAGAGAACATGCAGGTCTATAAAATAAAGGGAATATCAGAACAAGCCTATATAAGCTCCCATAAAAAGATATCACGCGCCTACGAGTATAAGAAAACAAGCGATATCATACAAAATATATTAGAGAGGGACTGTAACCTAACGTCGGATGCATTTGCCATCAACGGAGAGGGAGAGCCTCTAC